TAGGTGGTTTATATTCATTATTATCAAACGAGATGCAGTTGCCATTTGTTAACAGACTGATGGACGTAATGAAGAGCAAGAAGAAGCTCCCTGCGTTACCTAAGGACATTGTTAACCCAGTGATCATCACCGGGGTCGAGGCGTTAGGCCGAGGGAACGACTTACAGAAACTTGACTTGTTCCTTGCAGGCGCTGCGCAAGTCGTAGGCCCCCAGGCGATCGCTGAGTTCGTCAATGTGAGCCAGTATTTCCAGAGACGTGCGACAGCATTAGGCATTAAGACTGCAGGACTCGTTAAAGACGATGAACAGATCCAAGCTGAGAAACAACAGGCCCAACAGATGGCCATGATGGCACAAGTGGCACCACAAGGCGTTAAAGCACTCGGCGACCAAGCTTTAGAACAACAAAGGCAACAAGGAGTAGAAGAACCCACTGAATAAAAATGGCAGAACTACAAACGAGCGAGACCGTTGAACCGTCCGTTCAAGAACAAGCAGCTGTTGACTCTACGGACTCAATGGCACAGGCCTGGGACGATAACCAGGAACAACTAGCGCAACAGCTAGGACAACAAGAAGACACACCCCAACAAGACCGCCCAGAGTGGTTACCTGAGAAGTTCTCTAGTGCCGAGGATATGGCAGCAGCTTACCAAGCGCTTGAGAGTAAACTTGGGAACCCTGAGGCAACACCAGAGCCTGAGGGGGAACAACCGGAATCTGTCAGTGCCATCAATGCGGCCACTGATGAGTTCATGGAGTCTGGACAGTTAAGCGATGAGACCTTTGAGGCCTTAGAGAAATCTGGGTTACCAAAGCAGCTTGTCGAGTCTTACATTGCAGGACAACAGGCTATCGCAGACACCCAGGCTAACGAAGTCTTTGGGGCTGTCGGTGGCCAAGAAGGTTACCAAGCGATGGCTGAATGGGCCACAGAGAACCTAGACGAAGGTTCACTGGATGCGTTTAATCAGATCGTTGAGACCGGCACTGTTGAGCAAGCCAAGGTGGCAGCACAAGGCTTGTATTCACAGTTCCGTGCGGCTAGTGGAGGTGCCCCTCAGTTAGTCCAAGGTCAAACCAACGGCCAAGCTATTGCTCCCTTTACGTCTTCGGCTATGGTGTCGCAGGCCATGAGTGACCCGCGTTACAAACAGGACCCAAGTTACCAAGCTGAAGTTCACCGCAGGCTCTCTGTGTCTGACATCCTATAATAATAATAATAAACCCATGAACCTAATCAACTACATCGTAGACAACAAAGACACCCTCATTAGCACCCTTACGGCTATCGTTGCAGCAGCATCAGCTATCGCAGCGTTAACACCGACGCCTGCCGATGACGGTTGGGCTGCGAAGCTCTACAAGGTCGTTGATTGGCTCGCTCTTAACGTAGGGAAAGCCAAAGACAAATGATCGGGTCGATTGTTAAGTTACTTATAGCCTTCCCGTCACTGGGGAGGCTTTTTCTTTCTATAAGAGATGAATACACTAAAGAGCTTGCTAATCGCAGGCACAATCGTCATCGCATCCTTATCAACAAGTGGGTGCACGACACTCAAGCCAAGCCGGATTCCCGAGATGATCCAGAGGCTTGATGCCCATGACTTTGACAAAGAGGAGAAACAAACGATCTCTGCGTTACTTCACTATATTAACTACTTAGAGAATGAGCTGTAGAGCGTGGTTTAGCGATGACGCACAGACTCCCCCGGCTGACCCAGTGTTAGCTATATGTGTCGGCCACAGTCGATACAATGACATGGGCGCTGTTGCGTGTGACGAAAAGACTAACGAGTGGACGTATAACCTCCAGGTCGCTAAGTCTATCAAAGAAGAACTCGATGACGCTGGTGTTCCCTCAGTGATTGTCCACGAGTATACCGGGAACAACTACTCAGAGTCTATGAAGAACCTGAGCGTTGAGCTCAAGGAACTCAAGGTTACCTCAGCGATCGAACTGCACTTTAACGCAGCGACCCCTGCGGCACATGGCAGTGAGATGCTCTACTGGCACAAGTCTAAGAAGAGCGAGAAGTTAGCGCAGTGTCTCCAGGATCAAATCGTGGAAACATTCGGTGTCAAAGACAGAGGCGTTAAGCCTAAGACAGCGAAGAGCCGAGGCGCTAGGTTCCTAAAGGAAACACACTGTCCTGCGGTGATCACTGAGCCGTTCTTTGGGTCCAACCAAGAAGACTGGGATATGTTTGAGCATAGCTTTGACACCTTAGGTTCTTCTTTGGCAAAAGGATTTATTAATTATTATAACAATGAAAAGACAGGGAGTCAGCTTACGCAAAGAACACAAGTCTAAGAAGGGAGGCCTTACAGAAAAAGGCCGTAAGTATTACAACAGTAAGACTGGGAGTAAACTTAAGAAACCTCAGCCTGGTGGTGGTCCCCGTAAGCGTTCGTTCTGTGCTCGCATGAGTGGCGTTAAGGGCCCTATGAAAGACGCCAAGGGACGCCCTACGCGTAAAGCCTTAGCGCTAAGACGCTGGAAATGTTAACTATATAAAATTATGCCTAAAGTTGGAAAAAAGAAATACGCCTATACGGCTGCCGGTAAAAAAGCAGCGAAGAAAGCAGCTAAACGCACAGGTCTTGTGATCAAAAAGAACAAGAAGTGAAAGAACAAGTAACCTTCAGGTGAAGCATGGCTAAAATATGTCCTAAAGGAATAGCATGGGCTAAGCGCAAGTTCGATAAGTATCCGAGCGCCTACGCTAACATGGCGGCATCGAAATACTGCAAAGACCCGAACTACGGTAAGGGCAAGCGGTCTAAACTTAAAATCAAAAAGAAACGTGGGTGAACTAGCAAACTGGCGCAAGCAGAACTGGGTCCGAATAGGCACTGACGGTAAAATCAAAGGACCATGCGGAACCTCAAAGAACAAGAAAAATCCAGACAGATGTCTTCCATCATCGAAAGCGAAAAGCCTAAGCCAGACCCAGAGAGCCTCCACTGCACGCAAGAAGAAACGTGCTGGTGCGAAGGGGAAGCAGTTTGTTGCCAACACGAAGGCGGCGCGTGTGAAGCTCCGGATAAAGAAATAGAGCTTGAAGACATCGCTAGGGTCGTCTTTTTAGACCACGCGCAAGACTTAGGGAAGCCCCTGGTCTGCACTGTCTACGGAGTCATTGAGCATATAGATAAAACATTTATTAATATTACATCGTGGCATCCGACCTACGAAGACGACGATGACACTAACCGAACCACTTATACTATCATCAGGAGCTGCATAAGACAGCTAGATGTATTTAACTAAAATTTTCCCTGAGTCTAATAAACCGAAGTAACTAGACTAGTAACCACCAAGCCCGATGCGTCGGACAACTTGCGGCGAACAGTAGAAGCTGAAGTCCACAGACGAAAGAAACCAAAAACTATAACTATAACTTATTATGGCACTATCTAATAATCCCACCATTCCGGGTAAGGTGAATGGCTCTGGGACACGCACTGCACCTGCTGGCGCTTTGTCAGCTGACGCAGCGTTGTTCCTTAAAGTATTCAGCGGTGAGATCCTCACTGCGTTCAACGAAACGAACGTAGCTAAAGACCTCATCATGACTCGCACTATCTCTAGTGGTAAATCTGCTCAGTTCCCTGTCACAGGTAACGCTGAAGCCAAGTATCACAAAGCCGGGGACGACCTCCTGGGCTCTGGTAACTACTTGTCTCAGATTGCTCACAACGAGAAAGTAATCAACATCGACGACATGCTTGTCGCTTCGTCTCTGATTCCACGCATTGATGAACTGAAGAATCACTATGATCTTCGTTCTATCTACTCTGCTGAGCTCGGGAAAGCCCTGGCTAAGCGCATGGACATTCAGATCCTTAAGACGTTGTTCGCTGCTGGTCTCACTAGCACTGCTAACTTCACTGGCGGAAAGACTGGAACTGAGCTTACTGGCGCAGACACTCAGACTGCTGCTGGACTTGTTGCTGCACTCTTTGACTGCGCGAAGGCCCTTGATGAAAACGAAGTTCCCTCAGAGGACCGCTTTGCTATCTTGACGCCGTTCCAGTATTACAAACTTCTTACTGCTGATAGCACAGCGATCAACAAGGACACTTCAAGTGGTTCTGCTGACGCTGCTAAAGGTAACATCGTTGAAGTTGCTGGTATCAAGCTCTACAAGAGCCCACACATTGCTGGTGTTCAGGTTGCTGTTAGTGGACAAGACGGCGACGACGCAAACGTAGCGAACTCTCCATTTGCGGGGACTGCTGTGGCTAACGACGACGCTGGTTACAACGGTGACCTTGCGGGGATTGCTACTGGCGGAAGCGCCGTTAACGACCTTGGCTTCGTTGCTGGACACTCGTCTGCTGTTGGTTGCGTTAAGCTCCTCGACCTTGCGACTGAGTCTGAGTATCTGATTGAACGTCAGTCTACTCTCTTTGTTGCTAAGTATGCAATGGGCCTCGGCGTTCTTCGCCCTGAGTCTGCTGTTGTGGTTAACACCACTTCATCTGCTGCTAGCTAATAGCACACACTAAATTCATGCCTCGTCCTCATTAAGTTGGGGACGGGGTATTTTTTCATTTTATTAATATTATTATGCCACTCACTACAAAACTCGAAGCTGTCAATACGATGCTGGGTAACATTGGAGAAAGTCCGGTGACTCAAATCACTGTTACTTCCACTCTGCCTATCTCTGCGGTCACCGCGATCACTGTGTTAGACGAAGTTAGCCGCGAGGTTCAGTCAGAGGGATGGCACTTCAATACGGTCAATAAGCAGACGCTTAGCCCCAACAGCAGCAATGAGATCGTTCTTGCGGCTGACATTATGCACGTAGATACCCTAGATCACTCTAAGGACATTGTGCAACGCGGAGGCAAGCTGTTTAACCGTGAAGACAACACCTTTACTTTCACAAGCGACATTGACGTTCGGTTGATGTTCCTTTTAGATTTCACTGATCTCCACGAACAAGCACGGAGATACATTACACTTAAAGCCTCAAGGGTATTCCAGGCACGCACCGTCGGGTCTCAGGAGCTTGAGCAACAGATCCTACGGGATGAACTCAAAGCACGCTATAACCTCGAAGAAGCCGATGGCCAAGGAGCCGACAGGACTATCTTTGATAACTATGACGTCGCTTCGTGCCTCGGGGTCAACCGAAACTACGACATTCTCTAATGCCATTAATCAATACATCATTACCAAACCTTATCCAAGGGGTTAGCCAGCAGCCTGACGCCACACGGTTCTCGGGACAATGCGACGACCAGGTGAACTTCATGAGCAGTGTTGTTGATGGGCTGACTAAGCGCAACGGCACTAGGTTTGTTAAGAAACTATTCTCGACGAACTCAGCGATCTCAGCGGACAGCTTTGTTCACTTTGTTAACCGAAGTGAAACTGAGCGCTACGTTCTCATCCACGATGGCACGAAGATCCACGCTTACAATGTTCTCAGCGGGGACGAGGCGAGTATCAATGGGGCCACAGGTGGCTTCACCCCAGCGGCTGACAGCTACCTAAACATCCCATCGTCGGTAGGAACACCCCGTGGTCTTCTTAGGGCTTCTACTGTTTCCGATGGCACCTTTCTTGTTAACCGCGCAAAGACAGTTGCGACAGACCAATCGTCTCGTGCTGCTGCCTTAGATAAAGAAGCGTTGATCTTTGTTAAGCAAGGGGACTACGAAAAGAAATACGCGGTAGACCTTACTTATTCTACTACGGCACCAGCCGCTGCACAGGTAAACCTGACATACAGCAGGACGAGTAACAGGGGAAACTCATATTACGTGTTAACATCCGTCGCCTCTATTACTAATGGGGGACAAGGGTATACTAACGGCCAAACTTATACTGTTGTTGGTCTACCTAGCACTTATAGTTCAAAGGTTGTTAGGACGACAGGTGGCATCGATTCCACGCTAGTTGTAGGCGTTACAAACGCAGCAACAGGAGTAGTCACATCAGCTTCAAGAGGAAACGTAGGGACTGCGTTATCTATCGGAAACAACGAAAACGTAGGAGATACTATTTCAATACCAGCCACACTGGAACTTGGAGAAGCTGTGACTACAGCGGGGACAGTTACTACTAATGTGTTTATAACGTCAGATGACTCTGCTCATGCGCATAACGCAGATACTTCAGTTATTACTGGAATTCTTGTTAATAGTGATGCCCACAACAGTAACGCTTTTGTTGATGAGTTCGCTGGTATTAATAATAACAACGGTAATGCTGATTTTAACATTGAGAGCTCCGGTAACCTTATCGTTTTAACGCGACGCTCCGGCAAAGGAGACTTTGAGATCCGAGGCCACGATGGTCTCGGCGACGGCGCACTCGGCGTTGTCTATAAGGAAGTCGGATCGATTACTGACTTACCACTCTACGCTAAAAATGGCTTTATCGTTAAAGTCCGAGGAGACCAAGAGTTATCTGCCGACGACTACTACGTTAAGTTTGAGACAACTGACGGACAAGACATAGGGAACGGTGCGTGGGTCGAGACGTTTGCCCCTGGACAACTGACCAACTACGACACTTCTACGCTGCCTAGGTTAATTACTAATACATCATTAAACAAGTTTGAGATCAATGAGATCAAGACGGCCCCTAGGTTTGTCGGGGATGATATCTCTAATCCGTTCGCTTCGTTTGTCGGTAAGAACATACAGAACAGTGTGTTTTTCAAGAGCCGCTTAGGGTTTATCTGTGAGGGTAACGTGATACTTTCAGAGTCAGGACTAGGCGCACGTAATACCTCAGGGGACTTCGAGTATAACTTTGGACGAACCACTGTCACAACCTTGCTAGACTCTGACCCGATTGATGTGGTAGTAGAGTCGCAACGTGTCGTTAGTCTTACGGCTGCATCTACGTCCCAAGAGAACCTAATACTGTTCTCGAATAACGGACAGTTTGTTCTCAAGGGCGAAGACCTACTGACGCCACGCACGGTCTCAGTTAAGCCTATTACTAACTTTGAATATAACGATGAGACCGACCCTGTGTCTGTCGGTTCATATATTTATTATCCATTTGACTTAGGGAACCACACAGGTATCCGAGAGTTTTCGCTCAACAAGACCACAGACGTCTATGAGTCCAACGAGATCACTGAGCAAGCCCCTCGGTATATCCCTAAGGACATCACGTATTTCTCTGGGTCACTCTCACAGAATTTACTGGGAGTCTTGTCCAAAGACGAAGACCAGTCTCTTTACATGTATCGTTACTTTTTCAGTGAGAACAAGAAAGTGTTGAGCTCGTGGTTCAAGTGGGACTTTGGGGTAAACATTAAGGGCTTTGAGTTCATCGACTCGACCTTGTATATTGTCGCCACTGACACAGCTAATACTCAGACATTTATTTTAAATATTCCTTTAAACTTTGACGGGGAAGACGAAGGGATTGCTACTTATACGGTTTCTGGGTCATCTACAGGAAGATCCGTATCGATTGCGACAACACCTGAGGACAATGTTACACACTTAGACATGCGGGTTCCTGCGTTAGTCTTTAATGATCAGATTGTTTTCCCAACGTATACTGCAGGGACTACGCTGCCCCTTAGAGAAAACATCTCGGGAATCTCGGGAATCGCGAATAACCCCACTCCATACTTAGCGAACTCTAGTATTGCTGTATACACGGACAGAGGAATAAAAATCCCCGTGACTGTTCAGACTTCGGGAAGTGGCAGTAGTGCGTTTACTTACCTAACGATAAACGCTACAGGAGTGTGGGACAATGACACGTCGGTCTGGGTAGGGTTTGAGTTCACCAGTTCTTACAAGTTCTCTGAGCAGATCTTTAAGGCCCAGGCAGGACAAGCCCGGACACCTAACGCTTCGGCCAAGCAGTTCATAAAGAACCTATCGCTTTACCATACGCAAACCTCAGACTATAAGATCAAGGTGACACCAGATAAACGAGCACAGTATACTAACGAGTTCCCTGAGTCGTTCACGGGCACCGGGAGCTCACTACGCACTGAGCTCAAAGACGGATTCTTTAGGGCCCCTGTGTTTACCTCTAGTGAAAACGTAGAGATCAAACTGGAAAACGATGGGGCTAAGCCTAGTAACCTCCAGTCCGCTGAGTTTGAAACCTTTGTTCACACACGGTCAAATCGCTATGGAGCCTAGTAGGACTTACGGAGACTGTTCGATCGTTCATGCGACAATACACCACGTCCATGAGCTCAAAGATAACCTGAGGACCCACGATGCCCTAGAGTGCACACTCTTAGGCAGCACACCAAAGAAAGCCTTAATGTTAGCCTTGACGACCGACAGGTCAACTTACACGGCGCTCGATGGAGACAAGAAGCCGTTCGCTATGTTCGGCTCAGGGCCTACTGAGAACGGTGGGTATATCTGGATGCTCGGCACCCCGGATGTCACTAAGCACCGTAGGCACTTCATAAGGGCATCGCGTGACTGGGTGCAGTATATCTCTAAGCCCTTTGGGGTCACCTCTAACGTGGTGCTCAAAGATAACAAGATGGCCATACGTTGGCTTAAGTTCTGTGGCGCTAAGTTTCTACGTGAAGTCGAAATAGCGTCTCATTCTTTTTACGAATTTATTATTACAACTAAATAAACTACTATGTGTTTACCAGCATTAGCTCCGCTCGGAGCAGCACTACTCGGGACTACAGGAACTGCCGCAGCGGGAGGAACCCTAGCAGCTGCCACAGGGACTATGTCTATACTTGGGCCGATAGCCCAGGGTATGCTGAGTTTCGGCGCACAGGCACAACAAGCCCGCGCACAGGCCGAAGCGCAGAAACGAGCGTCGATCGCTGAGAACGCGAGATACATGGCGCAGATCTCGGCGACACGCCAACAGCAAGCCGCTGATGCACTCAGGGTAGCCCAAGAGGTCCAACAGGCGAACAGAGCGAGCATGGAGGCTATGGCGAGGAAACAAGTGGCCGCAGGGGCCGCAGGTATCAGCCCTGAGTCTGCGAGCTACCTGGCTGAGATGAGAGACTTAGAGAGACAAGTAGCTGAGCATAGTTTTGCCTTTGAGCAACGCCAAGCCCTAGCTGACCAGTCGTATGAACTTAAAGCCCGCGACTTGGGACTCCAGACTCAACAGAATTTCATTAATATTAATAGACCGATTGATCAACCAGACTTCTTAGGGACAGCCTTAACGTCGGCACTTGGAAGCCTCGACGCTTACTCAACGGCAAAAGGCCGCCAGCTTACAATCGAAGCCCAGGCAAAAGGAACACCAAGACCAAAAGTATAAACTAGATGACACCACAAGAACTTCTCCAACAACAACGCCGTCAGCAGGTCGATTTTAACTTATCGTTGCCTAGTGTCACCTCGCGTGAACTACAGGCAGGACAGTATTCTGTGGCGGTCCAACGGACACCCAAGGCCGAACAGACGACGCTAGGACGCCTTGCCGATGCCTTAGGTAAAGTCAACCCGATCATCGCGAAATACGGTGACGCCCAGATCGCAGAGAACGAAAGGCAGATCTTAGACGTCCAGCAGAAAATCGCGAGCATGGACCCTAAAGAAAAAGAGAAACTCCTTGCACGTCCAGAAGCCGAAGTGAATCTCTCTAAGGCCTTCAGGGCCGACTACGAGCTTAACCCTGTGGCAACCTACCGCGCCAAGATGTTGTTGGGCGCGGAGAAGAACGTAGAGTTTAACTCGGTTCTCACCGAGCGTATGGAAGAGTTTAAGACTAAGTTTCTCAGAGAAAACGGAGACAAGCCGAGTTACAGTCAGATCAGTGAAGCGATCAACGAGATCACCGACGATTACCTAACGAACGACCCGACTCTCAGTGAAAACGCTATTATGCGCACTGGGTTCTTACAGGAAGCCTCTGTTAATATTAATAAATTAAAACAGACGTTACCTTCAGCTATGGCCGAAGAGCATAAGCAAGAAGTTCTCATGCCGAACTTAGCGAGCTCACTGGCCCGTATGCACGGCTCAGAGGACAGAGACTTAGAGAGACTTAAAAGCCACTGGGAAGCGTCTAGTAGCAGTCTGTCCCGCTCCGAACAGATAAAAGTCATCGATGCTACCCTTGGTATCCTTAACTTTGACAGTAGCGAGGACGAACTAGACGACGGTATTGCGTTCCTAGAGAACATGAGAGACGCAGGTGTAACGATTGGAACCACACGTCTCGATTCATCAGGGACACCCTTAGGCGAAAGCTTTTACGAAATGCGGCTTGATGACCTTGAAGAGATGCGGAGCACTGTTGTCGAGAAAGAGCGTAAAGACGCAAATGTAAGGATAAGGGAAAAAACGATAGAATACGAAGATAAATACAAAGCGGCGTCTAAGAGTGGACATACGGAGAACTCTACGAAAGTATTTGAGGACATAAAGGAAGAGGAGCGACGGATTGAAAACCTAGACGTAAGCGATTACGAGAGAAAAGGATACCTCAAGGCTCTTGAACAAGGCGTTAACGATGGGTTCAGAGAAGAAAGTGACATCATCGATAACTTAGAAGCAGAGTCTGGAAAAAGCAACGCGTCTCCACAGGCTATGCTCAGTCAAACAAGAAGTCTACTTGTTGGTTATGTTCAATTTGATTTAGAAGGGGAGACATATAAAGGGGTGGATGTAAGTGAAGCTCTTATTGGAAAGAGGATGCAGGCAGGTGAAACCGACGATCCGCGGATCGGGGATGACTTTGCTACTTTTGCTCTAGGACCCGAGTTGCAAAACATCCTAAGTGAAAAGAACCAACAGTTTCTCAACGAGCGTGCTGAAGCAATGGAGCTAGTGGCTCGCTTAGATCCTGGAGAAGAGATAACGCTAGGTGATAAGGTCTACACGATTAAGGATGGTGAAAATATTGAACGAAAGCGTAATACTATTATCTCCGAACACATGACGAAACAAATGGGTCTTATCATGGAGTCAGCTAAGGAAGACGTAGACAAGATTCTTGACAGTTTCGCTGAAGAAAAGAAACAAATAGACATAACAGAGGGCCAAAAAAAAGAAGCGCTTGATAGAATCACCGACGAGAAAGAGCGCACAGTCAAATCAAAAGAAATGCTTAGGGTCGGTAACGTCAAGTTTGGCGAATCGTCCGCTAGGATGCTTACGGGAACAGAAGTGAAACGGCAGGTTGATGTTGGGGACCAAGAGCGAACAGACTATGACATGCCGAAGCTCTTTGATAGCTTGGAGCATACTATTAGATACAACCCTAATTCACCTGAGGAAATGCAAGAAATTCTCGGGGAAGTTGGTGCTGTATACGATACTGCAGTTCCTGTGCTACGCCGGGAACTCACCTCAGCTAGAGAGGATTATTATATATTTAAAAACTCACCGAACCCAGAGCTCGGTGAAAAAGCTGCAAAGGAATACCAGAATAAACGTAACGACATTCTTAGAGCAAGACGCATGTTCCAGGGTTACACTTTTGATGACGTAAAGAAAGCGATGAGTGTCAGGGAAGGAGAACCAGGGTATCTCTTAGAAGGTGTCGCTTTACGTGATCCTAAAGAATTTTTTAGGTTTGAGTTTTCGGGGCTAGGAGCGCCAGGGCAGTATCAAACTGGTGTAGTAGAATACAAAGCAAAAGCGATGCTCAAGGGCGCCACCGATGAACAGGTCACTGAACTAGCTGAAATGCTTGGGTTAGAACCTGAGAGAATTAAAGGGTCCCAGAAGAGGCTCAGCGACTACATACTGAACAGAAAAGTTGAGAAAGCTGAAGATCCTAAGCAAGCTGAAGAGCCTAAAGAGCCTGAAATTAAACAGGAAGCTAAACCTAAACGTGAGCTACCTCCGATTCCTAAAGGACCTAAGTTTAAACAAGAACAACTAGAGTTGAATCTCGATGAACCTGTCAAGCCTGATCCTGAAGTAGAAACTAAGATAACAGGAACAGAAGGAGATATTACGATCTACTCTCCACAAAAAGGAGGCGATAAAATGGAAGGCGGATACCCGTCGTCACGTCCAGGACCTGATGGAAAAGCGTTAGTTCGCACTGTCCAAGACTATGCTAACGGCACATCTGAATACATAACATTAGCAGGGAATCCTTCTTTTTATAATAAATCGTATATTATACCTGAGCTTCCTTATGAAGACCCTAAGACCGGAGCTACAAAGACCCTACGTAACGTAAGGGCTGTTGTGCACGATACTGGAGGGGCCTTCAAGACAAAGCCAGAATTCCGCTATGATATACCTTACGGTAGAGACTTAACGAATAAACAAATGACACGCTATAACGGCATCCTTAAGAAGAAAGGAATACAGTTTATTGACGCTGTTGAGCCTCGTAAGTCAGAGCCGTTAGCGTCTGACCTTCCCCCGTCAGACGACGGAGAGTTAAAAGGCGCAGGGGTTCTACCTCGAATAAATTAAATAAAATTAAACACAACGTAACACACTTATGGCCATAGAAGACAGCTTAATGCCTCCAAACGAAGAAGAAGACGACTTGTTCCTCGATATTGTTAAAGCCCCGTTCAGAGGGGCCGAGGGCGCAGTGCAAGGGGTATACAACTTCTTAGACTTTGCTACCGGAGATATTCTCCCAGACTACGACCAGCGGGCGCTTGGGCGGTCCTCCACGATGGCCGGTGGTATTGTAGAGGGTATCTCTCAGTTTATCACTGGGTTTATTCCTGTTGCAGGAGCGCTAGGTAAAGCAGGTCAGGTTGTTAAAGCTAGAAAGATGTTTGGCGGTGACGTAGCAAAACAACTACTGAAACGCGGTAACCAGATCCCAGCTAAACAAATGGCGGCGATCAATAAGACATCTAAGAAAGCCACGTTCGTTAAGAACTACGCGGCTGGTGTAGGCGCAGACTTCCTAGCGTTCAACGGACAAGAAGAACGATTGAGTAACTTTTTGTATCAGTATGAGATGTTTCAGAATCCGGTCACTGAGTATCTTAAGGCTACCGGAGACGAAAATGAGATCGAAGGGCGATTCAAGAACGTCTTGGAGGGTCTGTTCCTTGAGATCGGCGCTACCGCTCTGTTAGTCCCGTTCCTTAAGAGTGTTAAATTAATAAAAAATAGAGGGAGACTAGTGGCCGAGGGTATGGACCCTGAGGAAGCCACTGCAGAAGCGATGTCAAAATCTGACATGACACAAGACGAGTTGTTTAATGCAAACGAAGTAGAAGCGTCTAAGGTAAAAAGAGAAGAGGAGCCTGATATTGAAGCAGAGAAAATCAAAGACGAACCTGAAGAACCCAGCGGCTTTGAAGGCTTAGAGCAACAAGAGTTTCAATTTAGGCTCGACGCTGACTCAGAGAAATCACTTGGCTTTGAAAACACGCCACGCAGAGACGGACAGAAAGTAGACGCAGAGGCCGAAGCCAAAGCAACAAAGCTTAACAGAGCGTTAGCCCAAGACATAAGCGTAGGCGGTAAACAAGCGTTGCTTAGTAACATAAGGCTCGTGTCGTCTGAGAGTGATTTATTGCCCCTTGTTCGCGCATTGTCTACCAACCAGACGCTTGAGGCTATCGAAAAGGGAACGCTTAAAAAGACCACTGAGAAAGATATTCTCCAAGAGTCAATGGATCTCTCGGATGCACTGGGTGGCAGTAAGAACTCTATTGAGGCTGAGTATAAAAAACTAAAGGCACGCGGAGATCAATACGCCGATCAGTTCAACAAGGACCAGATGGCTATTAAATATTTAAATAATACATTAGCACGTAAAGCCCATGACCTTGCCGTTGAAGTCCGAGGGTTAACCAAAGGAACCGACGCCTACGATGAGAAGTTCACTGAGATGCTCTTCCATCTTAATCTGACTAATGCCTCACAGAACCTGTTTGCACAGTTTGGACGCACTGCTTCACTAGGAATGCTCCAGCGTAAATACATGTATAAACAGATCAAAGGCAAGAAGATCGACCCACTGCCAGACAGCCTGACACCACAGGACATCGCTAAGTTCCGTGATCACCGCCTGGGTAGCATGAGCGACGAGAAACTCTTGGACCTTTTGGTTAACGCTAAGTCCGGCGATGAGATCGAACACGGTATCAACAAGGTCGCTAAGGGCGGACTAGGAAGCAACATGATGAACATGGTGCAAGAATACTGGATGAACTCTCTTCTCTCAGGTCCTACTACACAACTAGTTAACTTGATCGGCTCTGCGGTAACTTATGCCGTAGGCACTGTTGAAAGGACACTAGGCAGCGCGTTGTCAGGTAACTTTGCGCTCACCCGCGCTACCCTACAGTATTCGTTTAGTATGCAAGCCGTCGCCGATGCTTTCAAGTTGTCAGCGCGGGCCCTAAAGAACGGAGAGGCTATCTCGATCCCCGAGGCAAGACTATTTGACGACAGAGCGAGCGCACGTAAAGCTATCAGCTACTCGCCTCCAGGTGGGGATAATGCTATATCAAGCACCTTTAACTTCTTAGGTGAAGTAGTAAGACTACCGTCGCGAGGACTCGTGGCTGGCGATGAGTTTTTTAAGGCATTCAACTACCGGGCCTATGTCCAACAAGAACTTGCAGCCGAAGCGATCCAAAAAGGCCTAAGAGGCAAAGATCTCTCTAAGTATGTCGCAGATAGAGTCCAAGGTTACACCACTGAGACCGGAAGGATCTTCAATGAGGCAGGCATTAGGCGCGACGCAGAGATCAAAGCTGACGAGATGGAGCTAAAGTTTGAAGAACGCCAGAACTTTATTGAAAAGGAGATCGCTAAATCCTCCCAGCAGCCTTTTGTTTTACCTGATGGCACAGAGCTAAGCTTCAAAGACCGTGGCGTCTTGACTGCTAAGGCCGAGCAGATGGCTAAGATCAACACGCACACGCAGGACTCACAGAACAGCGTGTCAAACATGTTGTCTATGTTAACGCAGAAACACCCAACGCTTAAGTTTGTGATTCCGTTTGTGCGCACACCGACTAACCTGTTGACCTACGGTATCTCTCGGTCTCCGTTTGGATCACTCCAGGTCCTCAGTAAAGACTTTAGGGCCAAGCTTAGAAGCCCTGACGCTTCAGTGCGCGCCGAGACACGAGGGCGCCTAGCTACCTCGGTGACCACCACAGCTGCCTTGCTGTATTTCTTACAGAGCGGTAAAGGCCAAGGACTCATCACAGGCTATGGCCCCAAGAACAAAGAGCAACGAGAGTCATGGGAAATGGCTAACCAACAGTATTCGATTAAAGTCGGGGACAAGTGGGTAAGCTACAACAGGCTAGATCCGATCGCTACGATGCTCGGGATTGTCGCGGACATCAACGAAGCACAGACATACAATGAGCTCGACGACGGAGACCTTGAGAAAGTGTTTAGCGTTGCAGCGCTCGCGTTCTCAAACAACATAACGTCTAAGTCTTATGTCCAGGGACTTGATAACCTCTTTGATTTCTTGAAGTTCAAAGACCCAGTCAAAGATGCAGATAAGTTCCTCGGTAGTATCGCAGGAGGCTTTGTGCCTAACGTAATCAACCAGTCACTTAACTACGAAGAAGACAGACCACTGCGTGAAGCCCGTGGTATCATTGACCGTATGATCAAAAGAACACCTGCTGGGGGTAACTTACCTCCACGGCGTAATGTGCTCGGTGAAGTCATGACGGTCCCTAGTAGCGGCGGCGCTTCTGGTGTATTTAATCCATTATACATCAAAGAAGACCCGAAGAACGCAGTTGAATATGAGATTTCTAACCTTAGGTCTGGCTTCAGGCAACCATCACGGTTCTTGAGGCCCGGCGTTGAAGAGTTAGATATGAAAGAATATTATAACCCAGAGACAGGACAACAGGCTTACGATAGGTTCTTAGAGCTCGTCGGGACCTCAACGATCCGAGGGCGAACACTCCGTCAAAGCTTAGAGCGTATGTTTAAGAGCAAGGAATACGCTGCGTTGTCTGGCGAAGATCTCAAAGACGAAACAGGAAGTGACAGCCCTAAAGTTGTTGCGTTGCGTCGCATGATCAGAGCCTACCGAGGCGTCGCGAAATCAAAGATGCTCCAAGAAAACCCAGAGCTTCGCATGCGCGAGATCGAAGCGATCCAGAAAGCACGAGCCGC